TTAAAACAGCTTTTCGAACTAATTATAACATGTCAGATTCTGAACATGCTATATTACAAACGTTTTTCAAACATCGTCTTGTTGCTTTTAACAATGACGAAAGAACTAAATTGCTCGAATCTGCACACCCGATTTTATCCTCTTTAAATCAATTATCAGATGATGATGCACGTGTGCAAATACAATCTATGCGAGCAAAAGGTTGGACCACCATGACTATCGGTGATTCACTTAAAAAGAGGAATCTAGCTGCTGATCACAACTGTCTCTTGCATAAATCAATGAGAGATCAGTATCGCGCCGTCAGCAATGCTTTTTCATTTCATAAAAATGAATATACTGCAACGACTATAATGTCTGGTGATTTTAAATCAATAATTGCCAATGGTTGCCAACAAGGCGCGCATAAATGCGACTTCGAAGCAGACATCGCTTTCTTTATGCATAGCATATACGATATCAATGCTAAACAGATGGCACAAATTTTTGCTAATCATAAACTTAAGAAAGCCGTAGCCTATGTCTTATTCCCCTTCTCTTTTCTTGATGAAAATCTGATGTTCATGGATTCCCAGATCTTCGACATTCGTAGAGTTAAAGAGAAATTATGTTTTCATTTTCATGATTTCTCCTTCACTTATGTACATGATGAAGAAGTGTGGAAAAATTGGCTAAAAACAACAAGAATTTCTTGTAAAAATTTTGATATCGCAGTTGAAATAGTACGAACTTATGGGCCATTATATGTTATTAATTTTGTTAGATGCCCAAAACCTAAAAGAAGCTGCTTACTATCTGAGGAGATGTTAATCCGTAACTTGCCTATTTCTGTTATTGGCAACGAGTATTGTCTTGTACCTGACATCATATCCGCAAGTTATGATAATTTCCTCTTCTCCCAAGATAAGATCCCACATCTCGTCACACCTAAGAACGTTGTGTCGCAATGTATGACCTACGTTCAACGTGTTAAAGACGAAGGTTTAAAATACACCGAAGTCGCAGCACTATTATCAGGCACATTACATGAGCTTAAAATCGGCAATGTTGTTTATGCCAAAAGATGGGAAGCGGACGCACTCTGTTTCCATAGAACTGTTGTTTCATTGTTTATACTTGGCGCTGTCAAAAGAGCTGAAAGAACGACAGTTATTAGCCGTGCTTTTAACATGCTTAAGAAATCTGGCTTTTGGCATGACATATTTTATTGTATCAAACATTTAATTGCCGAATTTTTATTCGAACCTGAAAAACATTATAAGAACATAATTAAAAATAGCTATAAAATACAAGGTTACGAAATTAGAAATTTTGTCGACAAACAAGTATCACTTGTTCAAAAAGTTGATGTGCTTGATAAAGAAGATCCGTACGATTATGTAGAAACCGACGACAACTCTGACACTCTAAGCGCAGTTGAATCACTTGACGTTAAACCTGCTGACTTGATAGAGTTTAGTAATGACACGGTTGATACAGTCAGTACAATAAGTACCATCGGCGATGCTAATGACCTTTGCACACGCGTTGACGCCTATACACAAACGGATCTAAATACTATCGATAGCGCAGTCCAATATGATGAATTTTTCTATTGTCTGCCTGATTTTGACGATGACAAGGTCGATTTGGACACTTCGTATGACCAGAATGACCCTAACAACATCACTTATTCTAAAGACGGTATCCGTATAATTAAACTTAAGATGCCACCTAATAATGATAATTCATCATTATCTACTATCACTGATGATATTTTACAGCAGATCACCACTGATGATTCTATTGTTGCTGATACTAAAACTTTAATTGATCAACAAAACATTGATGCTAAAATTTTTGATCTTGATCAAGAGGTCGAATTAATAAACAACCAACTTAAAATGTTACAAAAGCATCTCGATCATATTAATTCCAGTAATGAAAGTAGTACGGATACGTCTTCTGACGACGATAGTACCAACACAAGTATTTCTTGTCACGATTTTATGGACACCTTGAATGAAGTCGAAAAAGATCAACAAGTGCAACCAATTGATTCAAAATCGATTAATGATGTCGATGCTACACCATCATCCATGATTACCACGAAGAAGAGCGTTACCTTTTCTAAGAATGTTAAAGGCTACGGCAAAATTTCTGAAAACTATCGGAAAATGAACATAGACTTAAACAATTACAAACCTAAATGTTCTATTCGATCTAGAACTATTTATCCTAACGGTCAATGCTTATTACAGGCGATATCCGATAGCACCTATCTTCGTGATGTTACAACAAAAGACGTGTATACTGAAATAATTCATTACTTTGTTTCAATTAAGAAATTTGATTTTTCAAAAGTTAAAAAATTGAACGTTGCACGTTATCAGAGGTATATATCGAAGAACCCAACTAAAACTTACGGCGTTTTTGATGTCATCGCATACTTTCATCTTTGTGTTTGGAAAAATAATCCTATATACGCTGCTATACCTCTTATCATGGCTGATGTTTTTGACATAAGAATTGAAGTTCGAGATTCGTATGGTAAAGAAATCGCTGCTTATGAACCTACTGACCGCAAAAAGATTATTGACGTCGCAAAAATATATTACAATGGATCGCATTTCTCTGCATTCCCCGAAGGCGGTAGTAAAGACAAATTCCCGGACTTAATAAACGCATTGGTTAAGAATAACACTAATTTCGTTGAATTGTCAGCTGCACCAGGTTCTAATTTAAAACAAATGGTCGTTTCCCATCCTCAGCTTGACAAAACTTTTTGCGTTTATTCCGATGGTATTAAATTATTTAAAGATATCAAACCTACTGATAATTGCCGCATTTTCTTTTATAAGCAGCCTGAAGATATTAAAGGAAAGTGGGACCACGTGTTTTGCGATGCGGCTCGCAAAATTAATTCAGAGGCCATTATCGATAAATTTGTCAGTATTATACCAAATATAATAGCACCAAATGGCCGATTATTAATTAAAACTTTCGCCAACCCATGGATGTTATGGGAATTCGCCACCAACTTTGAATCATATCAAACCTTTGCTGGTACTGGCTCCGAAGTATACTATCTTCTTGAAAATTATGGTGCTAATAAAATTATATTTGAAGATATAATGAATGCTAATAGGAAAGATATCACCGAACATTTAATGCCTTATGATTTCCGCGCGATGAACACCTTTCTCCTTGAGTTTAACTCGGAGATCAAGGTTGCGAGTGCAATTAAGTTTAAAAACGCTGATGTTGATTCTTTCCCAATTACAGCAATGACTGGCGTTGCAGGTGCTGCCAAAACTAAAACGATCACTGAAATGTTTCCAGATGCTTTGTACATTACACCTTCAAAAGAATTAAGGAAAACAATACAACTTAAGTATCATGTCAAAGCATATACGCCGCACCTCGCATTAAAATTTGTGCCCGATAATGATGTCATCGTTATAGACGAAATTGGCACATTCGCGATTGAATATTTGATGCTTATAAGGAGTCTTAACCCTAAAGCAAAGATAGTAGTCATGGGCGATAAATATCAAACTAAACCTATATCAAGTCGTCGTGTTAAAACTGTATTTGATTACGGTGTCGAAGATAATAATCGTACATCATACACCATACCGCAAGACATCGCCGAAATTTTGAACAACAAATTCAACATACATCTAGCAACATTAAGTAACGTCACGAATGCTTTGTGTAGACTGATATGCTCATTTTCAGAACTGTATAAATTGAAAGATTTTCAGTTCTTGACTTTTAATGATGATTGTTGCAAAGATTTATGTTCTAAAGGTTTTAAGTGTAACACAGTTACCACCTTTCAAGGCTCTAGAGATGACACCGTTATACTTTATATAAGTGACCAAGCGGTTTTAACTAACATGACTTGCCAACCTGAATTTGTGTACACAGCACTCACCCGATGCACGGGTAAGCTAGTATTATATGGTAATTCGACTGCTATTACCAAATACTTACATGTTCAGGGTTGTGCAATGACCACTATTGAAGAATTAACCAACGTTCGTGTAATAACCGAAACTTTTGTCAAGGACGATTTTTCTAATAAATTACAAGTGCATAAATCGCCAGTCGCAGAAGATCTAGCTTCTGAAAGTATCACTTTATCATCCCTTGACAAATTGTTAAAACCTTTTAACACACCACACAATATTCACTATATTAATGATCCAAATCCCAAGTACGGTGGGGAGGGTGTGCTTAAAACTAGTACCGAACAAATTTTACCTATCGATCGTGAAAATAAAGTTTATGTATTCCCTAAAACGCAAGAGTATATCAGACACCAAGTTAGTGATGATAGTTTCGTAACTGTTGACACTCTTCTTAAGAGGTATACTAAAAAGAATCGACAGTTAAAACATAATTCTGCGAAGTACGCAACTAACAAAGTTATCGGTGGCATCGTGAAAGCTTTATATGGTAATGACCATTCGCTACATCACTTCAAAAGGGATATGAAATGCACAGAAAAAGAATTGCGAGAACATCATGCCGCATATGTCGAAAGATTAAGCAAAAAAATGATAGGCGGTCAAGAACAAAAGATCTGGGAGGAAATCGGTCAACCTATGAACTTTTATGATGAAGTTTTGACTTTCGTTAATAAACGACAAGGCAAATACGATCCTTCTGACTTTTTCGATGCAAAGCTCAAAGCAGGTCAAGGTGTCGCTGCGTTTTCAAAGAAAGTAAACTTAATATTTGCTTCTTTTGCTTCTTTAATGCTCGATAAAATGCGCAATGTCGCAAAGAAAAATGGTCGTAAATTAATACTCGCCACCCATGGATCAGATGAAGAAATATCACATCTAGTGGCTGAGTTTGAAAAGATTACATCTAAAGGAGCCAAGTATGCAGGTGCAGATGTCGAAGAATGGGATTCTAGATTTCTCAAATTCATGCAAGAAACAACTGGTCTGATTCTGCAATTTATGGGTTGTAACCCTTTTTTAATTGCTTGGTTTAATGCTTACCGTAGCGCGTGGGTAATGGTGAATGTTAATAAGAAAGGCAGAACTTCGTTGCGCGGTAAATTTAGGCAAATCAGTGGTTCCCCTTTTACCATTTCGGAGAACACAGTGGTTGATATGGGTCTTATGTACGCAATTTTCGAGTATACTAACGAACAGTATGCTCTTTTCAAAGGTGATGATTCACTTGTGAAATGCGATGACGTCAAATTAACCAAATATGGTCAAGATTTGCTAGGTAAAACAGGACATAAAGTCAAACTACATAAATCCGATGTTGGTGAATTTGCAGGATTTCTGATCACCAATTATGGATTTTTCCCAGATTTAGCACGCAAATGCGCAAAATTTTTCGGTAAAGCATATCGCGATCAAAAACACTTTGAAGAAGCACAGCAATCTGCATTTAGCTCAACGGATGTCGTTGTAAATCAGGCGCATTTAGAAGAAGGTTTAGTTAAATCAATGTATCATTATGAAAATAAATTGACTGTCGACGAACTACGCGTCATGTTTTATACATTGAAACAAGCAAAAGATTTCAAATTTTCTTCTTTAATCGAAACTAGT